CTACTGTGCATTTTCCTATATGGCATAAAGAAATAGAAGATATTATTGTGTTAAAAAATAACAAAGGCACAGAAGATAACAGAGTCCGTAAATTAGATTACTCAATACAAATTTCAAAACTGTTCTATGAAAGAGTGTTGGAAGATAAAGACATCACTTTGTTTTCTCCGCATGAAGTGCCAGGACTATATGAAGCAATGGCATCAGGCGATGATGATAAGTTCAAAACATTGTATGAAAAATATGAACGTTCAACAAGCATACCAAAGAAGAAAATTAAAGCAATGGATCTATTTTCAGAACTGCTGAAAGAACGTGCTGAAACAGGACGTATCTATGTGATGAATATTGATCATGTCAATTCACATTCATCTTTCAAAGACCCTGTGTTTATGAGTAACCTTTGCCAAGAGATTACACTACCAACATTACCTTTACAACACATTGACGATTCACAAGGTGAGATTGCGTTGTGTATTTTAAGTGCCATTAATGTAGGCATTATAAAAGATACAAGTGAACTAGATAATCTGTGTGACTTGGCAGTAAGGGCATTAGATGAAATTATTGATTATCAAAACTATCCTGTGTTAGCGGCTGAAAAAAGCACCAAAGCAAGAAGAAGTTTAGGTATTGGTTATATAGGACTTGCCCACTACCTTGCTAAAAATAAATTAAAGTACCATGATAAAGAAGCGGCCATGATGGTAAATATTCTTACAGAAAAGTTTCAATTTGCATTACTAAAAGCATCCAACAATCTTGCAAAAGAAAAAGGCAAGTGTGATTACTTTGATAGAACAAAGTATGCAGATGGTATTTTGCCAATTGACACATACAAAAAAGACATTGACGAAATAGTAGGATCCAAATATACTTGTAATTGGGAAAAGTTAAGAAAAGATATTATGAAGACAGGACTTAGACATTCAACATTATCAGCACAGATGCCAAGTGAATCATCTAGTGTGGTTGGTAATGCTACAAATGGCATTGAGCCACCACGTGGTTATTTGTCTATTAAGAAAAGTAAAAAAGGTCCACTCAAACAAATTGTGCCTGAGTACAGTAGACTGAAAAATTTCTATACACTACTTTGGGACATGCCTGGTAACGAAGGATATATTAATATTGTTGGTGCCATGCAAAAATACTTTGATCAAGCAATAAGTGGTAATTGGTCATACAACCCAACGCAGTATGAAGACAATGAAGTGCCAGCAAGTGTGATGATTAAAGATCTATTAACAACTTATAAAATGGGTTGGAAAACAAGTTACTACCAAAACACCTACGATTCTAAAACAGAGGATGAAGAGGTGCAACCACAAGGATTACCGGTACAACAACCCGACAATGTCATTTTCTTAGGCGAGCAAGAAGAAGAACATTGTGACGCCTGCGAGATATAAAAATGACTGTTTTTAACAGAGACCAAGTCAATTGGCAGAAAGAGCCTATGTTTTTCGGAGCCGACCCAAATACGCAAAGGTTTGACGTGTTTAAATACCCACAATTCGACAAACTTAATCAAAAGATGTTAGGATTCTTTTGGCGTCCTGAAGAAGTATCATTACAAAAAGACAGAGCAGATTACCAAACATTCAGACCAGAAGAAAAACATATATTCACAAGCAATTTGAAATACCAAACACTACTAGATTCAGTACAAGGTAGAGGACCTGCACTTGCTTATCTACCGTACGTTTCTAATCCAGAATTAGAGTCATGCATTATTTGTTGGGACTTCTTTGAAACAATCCATTCCCGTTCATATACACACATTGTAAAAAATGTATATCCTGATCCAGCAGAAGTATTTGACACAATATTAAATGATGAAGAGATATTGAAAAGAGCACAATCAGTTACAAAAAATTATGATGCTTTCACTGATGCGGCCAATGATTATTTTATTAAGGGCACAGGTGACTTGTATGATGTTAAGAAAAAATTATATCTATCAATGATTAATGTAAACATTCTTGAAGGCTTACGTTTTTATGTGTCATTTGCATGTACATTCGCATTTGGAGAACTAAAGAAAATGGAAGGCTCAGCAAAAATTGTATCATTGATTGCAAGAGATGAGTCGCAACATCTAGCACTTACAACTCATATTATTAAGAACTGGGATAACAATGATGACAAAGATATGAAAAAGATTGCTAAAGAGTGCGAAGGCGATATTGTAGACATGTTTGAAGAATGTGTTGCAGAAGAAAAAGCATGGGCAAAACATTTGATGCGTGATGGTTCGATCATAGGACTGAACGAAAGACTGCTTGGTGACTATGTAGAATTTATTGCAAACAAAAGAATCAAAGCACTAGGATTTGACCCTTTGTACAATCGCCCAGGCAACACCAATCCTTTACCATGGACGAGTCATTGGTTGTCATCTTCAGGCTTACAAGTAGCACCACAAGAAACAGAAGTTGAATCATATGTGATTGGTGGCATAAAACAAGATATCAAAAAAGACACTCTGTCTGGTTTCAAACTATAACTAATTGTATGTTGAAACAAAAATTTAATCAAAATGATATATTGAGCATGAAGATTCAATCAGGAGAAGAAATAATCTGTAAATTTATTTCACAAACTGACAATGAATATTTGATTGAAAGACCATTAGCACTAGTAATGATGGCAAAAGGATTAGGATTTGCTCCATGGTTACAGACGTCTGAAGTCAAAGCACAAATGGCAGTATCCAAAGATAAAGTGTTGACAGTTGTGCCAACTGTGAAAGAAGCAAAAGATCAATATATCACTGCTACCACAGGCATTGCTCCTGCAGGAAAACCATCACTGGTAACAGTTTAATTGACATTTCCTTTTTTATCTGTTTAAATAAAAATGTAGGCAATGAAGTATGAAAATACATTCGACGGACGTGGGTTCAACTCCCACCACCTCCACCAGATAGTCCCCCATACGGGGGTGTACTGGGATCGACGTGTTTGGAAAGTTATATGGAGTCTGCCCAGTTGGAACGAGGTAACGGCCAAAACAATAAACGCAGATGAAAATCTAGCACTTGCGGCCTAATTTATTAGGCTAGCGGGGTCCGGGGCACCTGGCAACAGAACGCCCCACTTTCAATAAATATATACATGACAGATTACAAAGCAAAGGTTACTAGAGTCATAGACGGGGATACATTTGATTGTACTTTGGATTTAGGTTTTGACATCTACCTACAACAAAGATGTAGAATGACAGGGATCGATACACCCGAGTCACGCACAAGAGACAAAGAAGAAAAGTATCGTGGACTTCTATCAAAACAATACCTAAAAGACTTGTTGAAAAAAGCCAAGAACAATGTTATACTACGTTGTGACGATGGCGATGAAACAGGTAAATTTGGGAGAGTTCTTGCACAGGTTATTCACAAAGCACAGGATGGCACTGAACTCAATATTAACAAGGAAATGATCGCTAATGGATATGCAGTAGAATACAAAGGCCAATCAAAAGATGATGTACAAGATGAACACGATGCAAATAGACAAAAACTTATTGAAGCCGGCATATACAATTATCAACCAAAATAATGTTAGACCAAAATGATTCAACTGAGCCTATGACTTCAGAACAAGAAAAGCAGTCAAGGGTCAGAGAACGCAAAGAACAAAAACGCAAGAAAGCACTAAACTTACCAGAAAACGCCCTAGACGATTTTTGGAAACGTCAGTAATTTTACTTGACAGAGTTATAAACTAGTGTACAATGATGGCATGATTCAACGATTAGGTTTTTGCTGTCAGTGGTTCCATCATGATCAGTCACTGAAGAAGAAACAACTGGAAGAATTTCAGCGTCCCTACAATACAAGATCGACCACTGTTCGCTGGTTGAATGAACACAAAGATGAAGCAGAAGACAAACTACAATTTGTGTTTCATCACAACTTAGAATCCATCAAGAAACTTATTAGAAAGGTTGGTGCATTACCTCCTGAACGCAGAATGTGTAGACTGTCTTCGCCTATTCTTCCTGTGGCCACAGAAGCAACATGGAAATATTATTGGACCAAACCAGATGTGATTGCATACTGTGAAAAACATTTTGCTGAAGCAGGTGATCTTGCAAGAGAACTAGATGTCAAGATAAGTTTTCATCCTGGACAGTTTACTGTGTTGGCGTCAGCAACACCAGAAATTGTAGAAAGAAGTATAGAAGAATTTGAGTATCATGTATCAATGGCACGCATGATGGGGTTTGGCAAATCATTTCAAGATGGATGTAAAATTAACGTACACATATCAGGTAAACAAGGTCCGGCAGGAATTATCAAAGCACTACCAAGACTAACACCAGAAGCAAGAAACTTGATTACTATTGAGAATGATGAAGTTGGTTGGGGTCTTGACGCATCGTTGGAACTTGAAAAGCATGTGGCTCTTGTGATGGACATTCATCATCATTGGATACGTGATGAAGAATACATAGAACCAAATGATGACAGAGTAAAAAGAGTAATTGACTCCTGGCGAGGTGTGCGGCCAACAATGCACTATTCATATTCAC